CTTATACGCCTGAAGATCAGGCAAATGCAGAAGAAACACAGCTTCCTGATGATGTAATGGAAGAAGAACATATTGATTTTGTTGTTTCAGAATCTTTACTTCCTGAAGAACAAGATTATTTAGTGAATGCTTTAGAGGCAGATCCACAGCTTAGTCAGATCTTTGACAAAGTTGTATCGACTGCTTCTGAGTTTACCGGCTCTGGAGAAGTAGAAGGGCCGGGAACGGGAGTATCAGATTCTATCCCCGCTAGACTTAGTGACGGAGAATTTGTTATGACCAGAAAGGCCACTGATCAGATTGGTGCGGACAATCTCCAACGAATGATGGATGATGCTGAACGTGCCTACGACGGTGGGTTACAAAAGATGAACTTAGGAGGCTATATGGAGCCTGAAGAAACTGAAGTAGAAGAATCTACTGATGATGAAGTTGAAAGACTTATGATGGCTTCCAATAGGATTCCTAGCGTTCGATAATTTTTACGGCTACCTTGATAAGACAAGCCCCATATCTTTTATAGGCCAAATAAAAGAACTATGGCTACCTTGCAAGACACAAGCCCCGTGAAGGAGAAAGAGTATGTCAGAACAACCTAACCCATATAATGCTAAGAAAGCTTGGCATAGACCAGATAAACCTAGCATGGGAAGTGCAGACGGATTATTTTTTGAACCTGAGGCCACCTCGGAAGAAGCCCCTCAGGAAGAACCGTCGCATGATTATAAAAAAAGATACGATGATCTAAAAAAACATTATGATAATAAGGTTTCTGAGTTTAAACAAAAGGAACAGGAATTGGTAGCTCAAGCTAGAGCCGCTGAACCTCAGTACGAACCTCCCAGAACTATTGAAGATCTGGAGGAGTTTAAACAACAGTATCCTGATTTGTATAATACAGTTGAAACTGTAGCTCATTTACAAAGTAAACGCCAAGTATCAGAACTTGAAGCTCAGTTGCAGTCTATCAGACAGCGTGAGTCTGAAGTTCTTCAAAGAGAAGCAGAGACTTCTTTAAGGGATAGACATCCTGACTTTGAAGATATAAGAGGCGATGATAACTTTCATGGGTGGGCTAAAGAACAGCCTGAACAAATACAAGATTGGATTTATAATAATCCTGATAATGTTGCTTTAGCTTCAAAAGCTATTGATCTTTATAAAATGGAAAATGGCATATCTCAAACACAGCCCAGACGGCGACAGCCGCAAGGTTCGGCAGCAGATATGGTATCAACTAAAACAACTTCTGTAGATGCTCGACAACCTAAAATCTGGACTGAACGGGAAATTGCTGCTATGTCCCTTGATCAGTTTGATAGATATGAAGAAGAAATTAATCAAGCAATGATTGAAGGTCGCGTAGTAGCCTAACTTATGTTTTTATAGGAGTACATAACAATGGCTTATAATCAATCAGACCAGTTTTTTGAGCCGAGTACAGATACCAATGCTAACTTTGGTAACTCTGTATCAGGCCAAACGAACTCATTCTTCCTGCCCAAGGTTTATTCTAAGCAGGTACTTAACTTTTTCCGTAAGGCTTCTGTAGCAGAGGCTATTACGAATACTGACTATGCTGGTGAAATTGCAGCGTTTGGTGATAGTGTACGCATTATCAAAGAACCTGAAATCACCGTTTACCAGTATGAAAGAGGACAAGATGTAACGGCTACCAAGCTGACGGACCAAGAGGTTACGTTGGTTGTGGATACGGCTAACGCTTTCAAGTTCATCGTTGATGATATTGAAACAAATATGTCGCATGTAAACTTCCGTGATGTTGCAACTTCTTCTGCTGCTTACGCTCTGCGTGATGCTTTTGATGAAGGTGTAATTGCTACGATGTTTGCTGGTGTGCCTGATTCATCTCCAAACCATAGCATGGGTACTGACAATGCAACTGACCTTGCATCAGGCACCTTTGATGGTACTGGTAACTTAGACATCGGCTTTGGTTCTTCTGAACATGATCCTATTGACGTTCTGTCTCATATGGCACGTCTCTTGGATGAGCAGAATGTTCCTGAAGAAGGACGTTGGTTCTTGGCTAACCCCGAGTTCTATGAAGTTCTTGTACAAAGCTCTTCTAAGCTCTTGTCAGTTGACTATAACGCTGGTCAGGGTTCCATCCGTAATGGTTTGGTAAGCTCTGGCAAGCTTCGTGGTTTTGATATGTACAAGACCAATAACATTGCCTCTACGTCTAACGCGGCAGGTAAGTGTATTGGTGGTCATATGAGTTCTACGGCAACTGCACAAACTATCACCAACTCTGAGGTCATTCGTGATCCTGATAGCTTTGGTGATATTGTTCGTGGTCTGCATGTCTACGGAGCCAAAGTCCTTCGCGAGGAAGCTCTTATAGAATGTTTCTACGGTATTGACTAAACTAACCGGGGGCTGCTTCGGTGGCCCCCATCTTTTTGGGAGTAGTTAATGGCTCAAATAGGTTCTGATGAAAAACCATTTGTAATGTCTACCGGAACTATAGCAAGTAAAGAAAGTAGGTTTAGGAAAGGTTTTAATAAAGCTGCATACGATGAGAAC